TTCGGTACAGAGCGTCCAGAGATTCGTCTCCTCATTACCACCACCGAACTGAAGTGCAATTCGGTGATCGAGTTCACTGTCACAGAGGTCAACCACACGACCACAGAGACGGCACTGCCCGGCGTCCCTGAGCCAGATATGACGCTTGAGGGAAACACGTGCACTGCCACTGACACGACGCTGTTCACCCTTCAGAATATTCACCCGTCGGGTATTCAGTGTTTTGATTCTGCTCTGGAGTGTACGAAGCTCAGCCATGTAAAATCCCCGTCATATGGCAATCAGTAAAGGAAATAAATATGTCATCGAAAAACCGTACCCGCAGAACCACAACCCGCAATATCCGTTTCCCCAATCACATGATTGAACAGATCAACATCGCCCTTGAGCATAAAGGGTCCGGTAACTTTTCAGCGTGGGTTATTGAAGCCTGCAGGAGAAGGCTGGCAACAGATGCAACGCATCTGCGCCCGGCCAGCATGACAAATAACGAGAAATGAACGTTCGGTTACAGGAGCAGGTACCCACTGTCCTCCAACAATATTTCATCTTCATATCCGACAGAACAAGACTTACCCTGCCGGGATGTACAGAATAACAACAGAGTGATAATTAATTTCTGATGAAATAATCAGGGTGCAGAAGGACTAAAGATAAACGTTTTCTTCACGCCTTTACACGGCCTGTCCTTCTCAAATCGCCATTTTGCCATCGCCTTTACAACCTGCTCATCAAACAGATGGTGCGGCTCTGAACGAATAAACTCAATTCGGGTGACAGTACCATCAGCACCAATATCAAACCTCACATCAACCCGTCCCTTTATATAATTTGCCGCTGCATAGGCCGGATATTGTGGTAATGCCTTAACCAACTGTCGGGGCATATCTATTTTATGTTGCGTACAGCCCATAACCAGAGAAGACAACAAAATAATTAACGGAAGATTTCTTTTCATTTTCATTCCCCGCACAGATAAGAATAAGTCTTATTCTAACAATGCCGCCCTGTCGGTCATCAATCCTCTGCTTAATGGCAACGACAATTATCCGACTTAAATCACAAATCAGACACATGACATAACAGGGCTTGCGAGGTAACACATCGTCCTGTTTCTTCCACCATCGCACCGGACTGGCGACTATGAGGGGACAACGCCGCGCTCCGTTAACGCGGTAAACCCCGGTGTGTATCGTTTTTGATTATCCCCGCACACTCGCGCAGAGGAGTCTCCCTGTCGGGCTGCGGTCTCTGTTAATGAGGGAATACAGCGACGATACGGCGCATCAGCAAAACTTAGTTCAGGCACTGAGTGCGGATATAGTCCTGTGCCCCTTCCAGCTGCTTCTGCATTGTCATCAACCGTTCTCTGAGGATGAAATAATCCCGTTCAGCGGTGTCTGCCAGTCGGGGGCCGGTTGCATTATCCACGCCGGAGGTGCCGGTGGCTTCACGCACTGTACCGGAGCAGGTGGCGTTGATCCGCAGGCGCTTACGACCAGCGGCAACATCAGCACGCAGAGTTTCATTTTCAGCTCTCGCATCGGCTAATTCCCTCGAGTATCTGGCATCAAGTTCAGCGACATCACGCTGGCGTATCTGCATATCAGTAATTGTCGCGTTCGCCAGTTTCAGCTCACTGACTTTTTTATCGCGCTGCGCTTTGTAGGTGATGGCGTTATCGCGGTAATGATTCAGCCCCAGACTAAGCACACCACAGGCTACCAGCAGGACAATAATCACCACACACAGAACACGGTTCATATCACCACCAACGGATTGCCCAGACCAGAACAGCAATGGCCACAATACGAATGGCAAATGCCATTGCCCGAATAAGTTCAGCACTCATCTTTTTAAAGTTCACGATTTCAGCGCAATGACCAGTTTTGCCAGCCCATACAGCATCGGAGACACAGCAATACCAACAGCCACCCACTTAATAGCAAAAGCCAGCGCTCTGCTGATGTCATCAGTCACTGTCACCCCAGCAGCCCCGACGAAGACAACATCACCCAGGCGAGGGACAGAAAAAGAGCAACCAGCATTAGTGAAAATGAAATACCGACAATCACACACAGGACCTTTGCCGGCGTTATGAGTTTGTCTGACATAGCTACCCCTTAATTGCCACAATTAACTGGGATACTACCCATAAAAAAGGGATGCTCCAGACCAGCAAAAATTTCCAGTTTGGTAATTGACTAATCATGAGTCGCAACTCCCTAATCAGTTTGCTAAAATCAATCAAGGCAGCCTCCCATAGCTTACTGCCATAAAAACAAAACCCCGCTTGCTGCCAACAAACGGGGTTTTTACTTTTATTCACTTACATTTTGCCAGTTCGCAGGATTTCGTGTTATCCGTCCGCCTTGGCCAACGTCATTTATTAGCAAAATATTCTGCTTATCTGTCGATTCCCCAGCACGCCAGCGCGCTCTCCTGGTCACGACGGGATACCTGACCGTAACAGTTATTTGAGCGAATACGGCAGTCTCTGCCACCGTCCTTAATCCACCAGCGAATCGCCTCACACGCTCCCCTGCGATCACCTGCATTAATTCGTTTATAAAACGTCGACGGAAAACACTTACCGGGGCCAATGTTGTACGGACAGAATGACGCGATCCCCGCTTTCTGGGGTTCACTCAATGGCACTCTGATGTTTTTCTCCACCCATGCCAGCGCCTTATCACGCTCAATGGCGTTAACCCGGTCGCATTTTTCCTTCGACAACTTCATGCCCGGAACGACAGGTTTGCCATCCACCAGGATGGCACCGCGGCAGATGGTCCAGATACCCGCGCCATCACGGTATGCCGTGGTGTGGTTACCTTCCTTTTCATCCAGAAACTGGTCGAGAATGTCAGGCGCAGGCGCACCAGCGGCAATCAGCGCCAGAACGGCAGCCGACAGGCCGTATCTGATTTTTGCGTTCATGGATATTTATCAGGATTTATCGGTTTCTGAGCCCTGGATATGTTTATCAGTTCCAGCCTGTTGCCTCAGGCTGCTAACAGGTCAATACAATCATGAGGATTATTTATGGACAATAACACCATTTCTCTACAGGAGTTGCTCGACAGCATTTCCAGGCTTCGGGAAGACGTGAATACCCTTACCGTCGCCTTCTCATATCTGGCATTCTCAATTCCAAGGGAACAGATGCAATCAACGCTGGCATCAATCCAGTTTGAATCATGCAATCCCAAATGGTCTCAGGAACAACAAGACTCTTTCAGGCGGCTTGCTGTATTACTGGATGAAAAATATGCTGGTAAAATTACCATTTCGGCGGACTCTTCAGAGAACCCGTAATTATTCCCGGTAGTTTTCCTCTGTAGGTTATCAACACATCCTGCGCCTCTAAAATTACGGGGCGCTTTTCCGGCGACTGCTCATCCCCTTCACATAACCCGGCAGCAACATCCAGGAAGACCTGTCTGATGCTCCTTCTGGCTGCTGCCTCATAAAACTCCAGCGCGGCACCTTCAACACGGTCCAGCGAGATGTCCAGGTCAAAAATTTCACCGTCAAAGCGTTTTTTGTCCCGTAACGCTAAAGTTACCGTAACTTTATTCTCAAAATTGCGGATCCCTTTCACAATCAGTTCATAGTTTTGAGTCATTGAATTACTCTCCCCGTGCAGCCTTACGACGGTCCTCTCTGATTTTGAAATACAGGTTAGTCAGATATGTCAGCAGCCCAAACAGCAGACTCCCCAGCACGCCTATTGCCGCCCACTGAGACGGGGAAACCCTGTCCAGCAACTGCAGGAACCAGTAGCCCGTTCCCACCGCTGACGTGGTGTATGACACACCTGTTGTGATTTTTTCCATCTGGTACATACCCCGTCTCCCGTTATCCGGAAGCTGACAACAATAAAAAAAGCCACCAGTTAAGTACTGATGGCTCTGATAACTCATGCAGGCATCTCAGACGACCCACTGACACTACCGGTGAGTTTAACGATACCTTCCATTTGACTGGCTCACTTTTTATGATGATGCTGGTGCATTTATCTCCAGCACCAGACTTTCTATCTCAACGCCATACGCTGCATTTTTGGTAATATCCGTCAGCGTCAGCGCATTCAGCCCCAGTGTCAGACTGTCTTTTATGACCTGGAATGCCGGGCCAGCCACTCCATTCAGTTTCGGAGTAACCGTGGCACTGCCGGCGGTGAACACCAGCTCCAGCGTCTGCCAGTCGTTACTGTAATTCCCGAACTCGCCCAACTTTGTGTTTCCTGCTTTCCTGTGATGCATCAGATTCAGTTTGCCGTCTGTGGTCTGGGTGAAGAACGACATCAGGAACGGGTTACCAGTCCCGGTCATCGCCACGACGTCAGGTAACGCTACATCGGTATACAGATAAATTCCCAGACCGAACTGGTTGTTGGTCAGTGCGCCTGACAGTCGAAACTTACAGCTCAGTCTGCCACCCCGTGTCAGCAGGGAGACTGCGTCATCCACCGGGCGCGTCAGGGACCAGGCTTTATTGCTCTGCTTGGTGATCTTAAATACACCATCTGACAACTGAATTCCGCCATTCTTAATGCTCCAGCCCTGCGCAGCAGCCTCTCCGGCTGTCGGCAGCAGGGAGACTGTACGAACGGATGTGTCACCATCAGACGGCCCCGATGGAGTGTCGCCGCCGGGCGAGGGTTTGATTTCCGGTGCCTTACCACTAATGAAGGCTAAGGTGCGACCGGCTACGTTCAGAATAGCAGTTGCCATACGATCGGGAATAATGCCACGACGCGCCCATGAGCTGAAATGCGTCGGGCGATTTGATGATACCCAGTTTTTGTTCGTTCGGGATGCCGAACCGTAATAACCAGACCCGGCAATATCAGGATCTTCTGACGGGTTGTTTGTCGGTGTATTAACTCCGCTACCATCGGTCATAAAGGGAACAAAATAAATCTGCTGGGATTCTTTACCTTTATATGCACCATATACCACTTCATATTGCGTACCGTGTTCTTGTTTCCACGCGTATGTCGTGTCGCCACAAATCCAGGGGACTGATGCCGGACTTCCACCGTGACACTGCGCCGCCAGCCCGGCAAGGTCAGCACGGAACTGCTGTACCATTGCAAGAAATGCTGCTGGCTGCTGGGCGTAACTGGCATTCGTCATATCGAATTCCCCCTGCATCCAGCATATCGCCAGCAAAACGTTTTTCGGGTTTTTCTGCAATGCTGCCTTCGTGCGGAAAAGCAGATCCTGATATAACGGCTTACCCACTCCCCAGCGAGCCGAATCCTGACTGGCCCCCGTGGACTCGCTGAATGTCCCCTCCGTGCCCTGGGTGAATGCCGAACCACCACGACAGCATGGTACCAGCAGGATCCCCGCGTTATTAGGGATATACGGAAGCAGTTTTTTGGCAATATGTAAGCCCTGTCCGACACAGCCGTACTGCCCTTTGCTCAGGTCAGCCCGGGGATGGTTAATCGTACTCATATCCTGAACATCATGCAGACAATGGTCAGCAGGAATGATGTCGTTAAATACGCATACTTCACCACCGGGAGTCACTGTGTTACGACGGGCCAGTTGCTTAATGCGCGGATGGGGCGCATCGTATGAATCCGGCAGCGGAAGCCCTTCACCGTAAGCCATGGCATTGGACTGCCCGGCCAGTACGATGACGTAGTACCAATCCGGCTCAGTTGCACCACTGACCACCACATCACCTTCTGCTGCAATCGCCTGCATCAGGGTATAAGGGGTTATGGCCACCGGACTACCAAACGGCTGCCAGCCCTCTTTCAGTTTATGTGTCAGCTTTTCCGCAAGATCTGACGGCGACGCCGCCCTGACAACATCATAGTGTTTAAATGCCATGGTTCTTTCCACCATCTGAAAAATGATTCTTTAAAATACCTGACATGTAATACAGAAAAAACACAAAACCATACCTTAAATAAAAACCTCATCATCAAGCAGATATGCATGGATAAACTACAAGACGAGATATAAACCACCCTGCATTTAAATAAACAATAAACAACATCAGAAAAATAATTCTGCTCTATGGTTTACAATCAAAAATATCATTTATACTTTTCAGAACATCACCAGCAAGGCATAAACAAGGAAACTAAATGAAGTGGATTGTGATTGATACAGTTATCCAGCCATCATGCGGAATATCTTTTTCAGTCATATGGAGTAAAATAAAATTAATAATCTGGTATCAATCGGATGCTTTCTTACCTCCTGAAAGTATATTTACACTGACTCACACAGGCATCATGCTCAATAACAAAGTGCTACCTGTAACCATTTACAACGTAGTACCATTCAATAAAACATTCTGGAATTTAATCAAAAACAGCCAGGAATGCCCTACAAATACAGATAACGTATTGAATGAATGCTTTAATAACCGTTGCACTCTGCAAATATGTCCTTATGGGCTAAAACAACAAAGTCCATAAGGAGTTTACTCACATCTGACAAAATCAATATAAACAGCCCCTCCGGAGAGGGGCTGGAGAGTGGCGCTATGTGCCATTGCATGGTGCCGGGTGCCTCCCGGTGAATTCAGTACCAGCACCTGAATCCGCGATTATCCCATATACCTACTCGCTGATTGCCCCTCCGCACAGGGGGATTCACCATGCCAGTTTCTTTTAACAAACTCCCCGCAAACCAGACAACAGTCAACCGCCTGAATTGTGAGACATTTAAAAAAAAGGCCCACAAAAGCGAGCCAGGGAAAATAAGTGTGGCGCGTTGTACTGGATTCGAACCAGTGACCGATTGCTTAGAAGGCAATTGCTCTGTCCGGCTGAGCTAACAACGCATGATGCAGATAATGGACCGCCATCGGGGACTTGAACCCCGCGCAACCAGCTTCGAAGGCTGGCGCTCTTTCCTGATGAGCTAATGGCGGTATGTGATGGTGGCCCTTGCTGGATTTGAACCAGCGACCTGGCGATTATGAGTCGCTCGCTCTCACCACTGAGCTAAAGGGCCGGGAGCAGAATAATAATGGTGCGTAATTAATTCTGCAATCTCATCCGTTTCAAACGATTAAATCCTGAACTTCCCTGACTGTCTGCTCAAAACGTCCGGTCTCCAGTTCAACGCCAATCGCACGACGCCCGAGCGCCAGTGCAGCTTTTACCGTTGAACCTGAGCCCATAAAAAAATCTGCAACCAGGTCTCCCGGACGACTGCTTGCGCTGATTATCTGCTGCAGCATTTCTGCCGGTTTTTCGCACGGATGTTTCCCGGGATAGAACTGCACCGGTTTATGTGTCCACACATCCGTGTACGGCACCTGCGCCGTCACACCAAAATACCGCCGCAGATGCTTATATTCACTCTGCAGCTCCACATACTGCCGGTTCAGTGACGTATACGTATCCACCAGCTGGTGGTGGGGCTTTTCCAGTTCACCGCGCTGATGTTTCTCTTCTGCCACCCGGGCAAACAGCGACTGTAATTTCAGATAATCGCTTTCGTTCGGTAGCTGCCACTGACTGGCACTGAACCAGTGCGGCACCATGTTTTTCTTTCCTGTGGCATCTGCAATCTGTTTTGCCGTTATCCCCAGGGCAGCGCGCGCATCACGAAAGTAAGCAATCAGCGGGGCCATCACATGCTGTTTCAGTGCCCTGCCCTTCGCCTCATACCCGGCATCTTTCGGACGATACGGCCCCTGATAATGTTCCGCGAACAGAATGCGCTCTGTGGCGGGGAAATACGCCCGCAGGCTTTCCTTGTTGCATCCGTTCCAGCGTCCGGACGGCTTCGCCCAGATAATATGGTTCAGCACACTGAAGCGTTCACGCATCATGATTTCGATATCAGATGCCAGGCGATGACCACAGAACAGGTAAAGACTTCCGGCAGGTTTCAGCACCCGCCAGAACTGCGCCAGACACTGGTCCAGCCACTTCAGGTAATCATCGTCGCCCTTCCACTGGTTATCCCAGCCCTCGGGCTTCACTTTAAAGTACGGCGGGTCCGTGACTATCAGGTCAACAGAATTTTCGGGTAACGACCGGATAAATTCCAGGCAGTCGGCGTTGATTAACTCACAACTGGATATTTTAACAGTATTAAGCATGGATCATTAAGCCTGTCTCTGATAGGCTCATTCTGCTTTTGCGCAAAGCAGTGGGCCTGAGGTTTGCTTGTGAACCCAACGCATGAGCAGATGGCTGGTGGGTGCCCCTAACACCCACCAGCCGCCCATTTACCACAAATAAAAAAGCCTTCACTGCGGAAGGCGTCTGTAACAACCGAACTGATAGTCTGCCAGACCCGCCATAACCAGCTGGGTCAGTATTAACTGGCAGCGTTCGCGTGAAAGGTAAGTATTCTGCGCAATCTCCCCGACTGTCGCCGGGTAGGTAACGCTTAATTCATTAAACACCACTCTGGCGGTTTCTGTCATATCCTGCTGTTTTAGCATGTCTTTTCCTTTTCCGGTTAACGTGACACACCAATAACTCTTGTCGAAAAAGCCAGCAAGCTGAAAGACAGGTATTCACCGCCACCAGCGCGTTTACTGTACTGACGCGATTTCAGTCATAAAAAACCCGCTCGGCGGCGGGTTGTAGAAACTCTTCTAACGTCAGGCATAAAACGCCCATCGTTATGACGAATTTACCACAGATTCCGGAAAAATCAACCTTGTTACCTAGTTACCTTTTTTAACTGCCGCTCAGCCCATGCTTCTTCAATATCAAACCGGGTCACCAGCGCATCATAAAATTTCTTAACTGTTTTTTCCCATGACGCGCGTGTTATCTGGTTTGTCACCTCGCATATAGCATTAAATGCCTCCGTTGATGGTAGTCTTTCACAGCCACGACCACCACAACGCTGGCAGTCTCTGATAACAGGCATACCACGTTTTACCGACTCTTCACGATGAATGGCGACACCACGCCCACGGCAATCCTTACAGGCGGTGGAAACCTCACCCTTTCCGCCACACTCCGGACAGGCAACTTTTACCACCTCCCTGACTTTTTTCCATTCTTCCCAGTAAGACGGATACACACCTTTCGTACACTTTGCCCATATCGGCGGCTTACCATCCGGATACTGGATCTTGTTTGTAAAAACCTCGCTTTCAATAAATTTTTTTCCGTGACAGCAGGGGCACTGTTTTTTGCTCGCTGCGCTACGGGCATAATCTTCAAACGCATACGAAGCCATAATACGCATCACTGCCGGTTTTATTTCTGCCGGGAGTTTTCTTAACGCCGCCACGCGATCACACCGACTGAGTGCATATTCTGTCAGCAATTCTGTTGCCCGCTCTCTGTCATTCATACTAATGCCCATTTTCCCAAGGAACGCAGAAAACCCCATCTCAGCCCGATTCTGTGTCATGCCCTGCGCGGCCATCACATCAGTGATACTCAGCGCATCTTTCGACGTTGAGGCCGATGCATCAGTCAGGCCGGGGGATTTTGGGGAGTAGTATTTCGGTAAATCTTCCAGTTTCATTTTTTGACCTGCCCTTCAAGCATTATGGGGTAAATCTTCACCCCCAGACGTCCACCAGATACTGGCTGACCACGAACGATATTGATTTCATCAAACTGCTCATCGTCCATTAACACTCCCGCATGCGTCAGCGCATCCAGCGGTGCTTTCAGGATATTGTCCAGGTCGCGACGACGCTTATCCGGTAGCTCTGCAATCACCTTTATCGCCAACCTTCCGGACAGGCTTAATTTCAGCCGCTGCTGGCGAACAATAAGCGCCACTGCCCGGCGATAACGCTCCCCGGCTTTTGATACAAAATATGTGCTGCCACGGCGTCGCCAGTAAGTGTTCACCGTCGGCGGGTAAGGCAAAACAAATTCTATGCGTTCGGTCATTTATGCTTTCCACTTCAGAACACCCGAATTTCTCGCGTGCATTAAAAAACGAATCAGCAACAACAGCTGACTGCCGTGTTTTTCTTCAAAATCTTTTACTCCGGCATGTAGTTTGTTATGGCATTTACGGCACAACGGAATAACAAACAAATCGTCAGCCTTTGTTCCCATCCCTCCCAGTCCATGACCAATGATGTGATGCGGATCATCTGCCTGATTACCGCACGTCATGCATTTCTGCGTTTTTACCCAGCGCGTGTATACAGGCATCTCTTCCCGTTGTGGTTTCTGGCGCTGGAGGTACTGAGCCGGAGACTCCGGATCAACGGCGATGCTTACTAACGTCTTTTCCTGGGGTGGGGGCTGTTGCTGGTGGACGTGAAGTGGCAGCGCAATATTTTTTGTGCGCTGCTTCAGTATGCTGATGGCTGTCTGTTCTCCCAGTACGATGTCACTCTCACGGTATACGGAGCGGATTTTTTCCACCGGTAATCCCAGCGAACGACGCGCTACTGCCTCAGGTAGTGCATCCACCACCTGATTGCAGGCCGCCCACCAGGATAATTCGGCCAGCGATAACTCCCTCTCCTGCGTACCGCTTATTGCGTGACGGATGACGTCAATCATCCAGGCAACCAGATTCTGCTGAGCAAGTTGATCGAGTGATTCTGATGTCTGGTTGCGCAGCTGGTTGTCACAGTGCCAGCACAACACCATCGCGCCGGTACCGTAACGGTGAATGACTGTTTCGCTGTGATGATAATCGCCGTGTGGCCACTGGCAGGATTTCACGTGACGTAATAACCAGTCAGACAGTGCACCTGCACCACCTGCTGCACGAATTACCCGCTCATCGCTGAAAAATGGTAGTAATGTTTTATCCTCAGCCAACGGCTGGCTAACGGCTGCAACGACGCCGGACGGAAGACTGCGCATGTTTTTGGGTTCCGGTTCCACCAATATTCTGCCGTTATGGAATACTGACATTGATTCACGGCCTGGCTTAACGATAACCAGACTGAGTTCCGGTACCAGAACAGGTCGAAGTAATACCCGCACGTTACCTCCAGATGCGTTGCTGATATGTGCGGGACGGACGCGGCGGGCGTTCGGAATAAGGGAGCCTGACGGAAATTATCCAGTGTCGGAAGTCAGGACTGAGGCCTTTCTGAAACTGGTATCCACGTCTGCGGTAATTCTGAATCAGCCACTCGGCCTGTTCTTCAGTGCATTGGTCATGCTGGTACCAGTCATATTTGAATGCGTGAGAGCGCCGTCCGTGTCTGCTGGCAGGGTCGGCATCAGAATTGTGGTGTTTGGTATTGTGCGCCATCGGTTGTCTCTGCTGGCGCAGCAGGTGCCAGTTGTTCAGGCTGGCGTGTGGATTGTAAACCAGAATGCCAGGAAAAAACAAAACCCGCGAAGCGGGTTAGTAAAAATGTACTGAAGTCAATGACGTGCCATCACAGTTAAAATATGACAGACTCTATTTACGTAGAGATGTCAGACTGCAAGATCCAAGGGAAGATCAGAAATATCCTTTAATCTTTTACCATTAACCATCACGGAAAGCATGTCAGCTGCATCGCTGAGCCCCAGTATTTCAACTGCTGATATAAGTTCATAAAGCGCAAAATGATACACGCAATCTATATCACCAGTACCAAGAGCAATAGACGCCAGACGACTTGGAGTAGGCTCAGCAGTAACAACCATTACATGAGGGAGATTTCCCTTACGGTTGCGAATAAGATTTAATGCCTCAGAACGAGCATTCTGGGCCCGGTCGCTTCTTATTGTCCATTTGCAGGAAATACTTGCGTGTAATATTGGTTTCCCACCATTCGAACTCCTGAGAGCTGACATGCGGGTAACAGAATCATCCACCAGTAATTCAGGACTGTTGATAACTTGATCACATTCAGGTTCTCTTTCAACAATAATATCTGGTGAAATCGTATAATCACTCCCCAGTGCAGCAGCTAGCTGAGGATTACTTTTTGCAGCACTATCCAATGCTATAAGATGGGCATATTGTTCATATTTAGCTATCTCTAATCTGTTTCTACCAGAAACCTGATGTACATTCCATTTTCCAGGGCGTAAGTGGCTGAGTTTAAAAAAGGTTTTTTCTATAAACTCTGCGCAGATACTCTCAAACTGATTACCAGATGTTTGCCCTGCAACACGTTCACCAATCGTTTCAGCCTGCAAGAAGCGAGCAATTTCTCTTGCTATAGCTTTACTGTTTTTGTTACTGCTATCTGCGTTACTAACAACTCCGGCAGTATTAATTGTGAGCGTATTCAGTAACAATTGGGCATGAAACTCCTTTCTGGCTTCAGCAAAACCAACTATGCTGTCAACCAAATCTCCATTCATTTCTGGATTTCCTTCAGGCTGCTTGACTATTCTTACTGATGTTATTCTTATACCGTCCCTGCAAAACTCCATACACATATTGTGCGATTTTTGCCGCAAATAGCGGTGGAACAGCATTCCCGATCTGCTTTGCAATCTCAGTTTTTGAACCGGTAAAAATGAAATTATCAGGAAAAGACATTAATCTCGCTGCCTCACGATGAGTTATTGGCCGATCCTCTTCCGGATGTAAATATCGCCCTTTCTCCGGTTTGAAAAACTCAGTACGAATCGTTACTGAAGGTCTGTCCCACCACAGACGTCCAAACAAATCGGTCCCTCCAGATTTCTTTTTTAGCCAGCACGCCGGGGTTATATCAGGTCTTTTTTTCTGTAAATCGAAACGGTTACCTCCTGGTGGAACCGCTTTATATCGCTCCAGAGAAACAGGTGTGGGATTACGCCCAAAATGTAAGTTCAGCGGAGGAAGTTCATTACGAATATCAGTTCCAACAGGAGCAGGTAAGTCACCAATTGCATCACGCGTACAGACCCATTCAGGCAAAGCGACATCCTTATCAGGGGAACGATGCGTTGGTGCTGGCGGGAACGCCGGAATACTATGCACATCGAAGAGTTCTCGTTTGATACCGATTGCTATCGTTCGTTTTCTTGTCTGAGGTACTCCATAGTCAGCAGTATTCAACACCATTGGATTAAGCAGAATAAAGCCCATGGATTTCGCTCTAAACGTAATGTCCGCAAACTCATCGCTTATCAGCAATCCGGGGACATTTTCCATGACGAACATACAAGCCCTTGAACGCTCAATGACATCCATATAAGGCTCCCACAATGCTCTTCGGTGATCACCATAACGATTCTTATTCAATAAACTGAATCCCTGACACGGGGGGCCACCTATGACCACATCAGCCTCAGGAACAGTATTGCTGGATGCCCACTCCTCAATATTTGCCTGAACTCCATGCAAACCAAAATTGGCATTGTAGGTATTTATAGCTGCAGCATTATTATCAATAGCAAGGATACTTTCAAAGTAGTCAGACATCTCTCCATGAAGAAAACCATAAGATAATCCACCTGCCCCACAAAAGAGGTCTATCACTCTGAATTTATTTAATTCTTTCATCCGCATCCATATGCCTCAGATTAATGTTGAGCGTCTTACAGGACGCGTAATGTTAACTGGGGCTTTCTCTATCTGCCTTTTGGTGTTCATGCCTGAGGCAGACAGCCTCAGGCACCCGCAGCAATTCTACTTAACTCACGTCACCTCGCCAATATGAAATCAATCAGAAAGGTGATCCATAAAATCACTCCTTCTCTTCTTTTCCGTAGTGGAGTTGGCCAATTTTGATAAGAGGGCGTCCCTGAGATTTGCGGTGTAGATTGGTATCGCGCAGAGAATACACACAGCCACAATATTCCTGCTGATAGAATTTTTCGCGCTTGCTGATTTCAATCATACGGGACGAGCCGCCCTGCTTGCGCCAGTTATAATCCCAGTACACCATACCCGGATAATGCGCAACAGCTCGCCGCCCACACTCGTTAACCTGCTGCATATTTTTCCAGCGTGAAATGCCCAGTGAACTGCTGATCACACTGAAACCATTTTCAGCAGCGTACAACGCTGTCCGCTCAAAACGCATGTCAAAACACATGGTACAACGGATCCCCCTCTCAGGCTCCCATTCCATTCCTTTGGCACGTTCAAACCAGTTGTCGGTGTCGTAATCAGCATCGATAAACGGCACGCCGTGTTGTTCAGCAAAGCGAATATTTTCATCCTTACGAATTAAATACTCTTTCTGAGGATGAATGTTCGGGTTGTAGAAAAAGATGGTGTAGTCGATTCCCGAGGCCTGAAGCGCCTCCATCACTTCACCGGAACATGGAGCACAGCAAGAGTGCAGTAGTAGTTTGTTTGCCCCGTTTGGGAGCTCCAATTTAGGCCGTTTGAAATCAGCAATAGTCATAAATATTTTTATTGGGGTCATGAAAATAGCACAGAGTGTAGCATCAGAGCAGGGCTATCGGGAATATATGTCTAAATCTGGTAATATCTGGTTTTGACGCAAAGCGGACAACCACGCTGGCTCTACCCTGCGCCATGAAAATGTCAATTCACATCTGAACTAATGCTCTTTAATCTAGTAACGTCTAAAATACCTAACATTTCCTTGATAAAATGCCAGTACACGCTGCATAGCTTCGCTCTTCCGGCACTCGCGACAGATTATATTCAGGCGCCTGTCGTAGCGGCGTATTTCGCCGTCTGGTAACGACCAGATAAGGTCCGGATCAACCACTGCAGGTTTCTTCACCTTTGCCCTTGAGAGTTTTTTGCGAGCATTTTGCCAGTCCTTACGCGCCTGTTCAGACGGGAATAACCCGTAACCAGAGTTGTATACATCGCCACTGGCAACCAGCTCTCTGGCGAGAACACTCATCAGATATCTTGTCGCACCTGTCTTGGCTTCCAGTTGCCGCAACGTCTCGCGACCGCTCAGACGTACAAGTTCAACAACCTGCCCTTTAATTTTTTCCCGCTCTTCTTGTGTAAATACTTTTGCCATAAGCGCCTCCGGCAATCACTTTTCCGATACAACACGGCGGGAAGAATCAGTAATCTGTCGAACAATATCCCGGTGCTTGTTCAGCTCCCGCAGCGCGGCGCAGACTCGCTCCCACTTCTGAACATCACTTTTCGCCCTGCGCAGCGCCAGGTTTGCCCTGCGAAGGGACGGAAAAATCAGCTCATCTGCTTGCGTTTCGGTAAACGATGGCAACGGCTGCACAATGTCCGCCACAGTTTCTGTTTTAATTTCTTCCTGTGTTGCGGCTTCCCGGACTGGTAACGCAGCACCTGCTGGCTGAGGAAAGGCCTTACCATCACTTTCCGTTACCAGCGCGGCTTTCGGCTCTGCTGGTAAATTATCGCCCGGCATGCAGTAACGAAATTTACCGTTCTGATTAACGCGTGCCAGCCGCCCCGTTGCGGTTACCACCGCCAGCGTGGAAGCAACCTTGCGAGTACTGACACCGAACTTACCCGCCAGTTCCTCACACGTTTTAGCCCCATCCTGACCGATAAACTCAATCATCATGTCTGCGGTAACTTTTTGTTCGACCTCCCCGGTCAGCATATCCTGTGCTTCAGATTTTACTGGCCGCTCTTCGGTTACCCGGGATTCACCTTCGCCAGCCAGAAACCAGGTGTGACCAGTTTTATCAACGACGCCTTTTCTTTTGAGTTCCCACAGCTCGTTGACAGCCTCTTCACGACTGATTCCAAGGCGAGCTGCCACCACATGTGAAGAGGCTTTTTTCAGTGCTTTCAGTGCGTCAGATACGGTTTCCATTAAAATTTCCTCCGGACAAAATTACTTCACAACCCTCATATTGCTGACATTTGGACGCCAGCTATCCCAGTTAAACGTCACCCATCGACCACCGTTCATGGTCATGCGGTCCATAATCCTCTCACCAAGAAGCGTACTCATTGCGGCATGATTCAGGTTTGTTAACATCCCGACACTGCACAGTGATGCTGTCCGGCGATCAATTATCTGGTGCAATACCACCTGCTCGTTTTTCGTCTCCCGCTGAACGCCTATTTCATCCAGGACCAGCAAATCAACCCCGCAAAGCTCCTGTAAAAATTTTTCCCCGGATTTGCCGTTGTCGTAGCTGTCATGCAACACGCTCATGACGTCAGACACGGTGACGATAATCACGCTGCGCCCCTTCACCATCAGCCGGTTGCCCATCGCCGCTGCAAGGTGATTTTTCCCGGTGCCGGTTTTACCGCTGAACACAAAATTCGTGCACCCGGTCATCAGTTCGTCAGCTATGGATTTGGCCTGGCTCAGCGCGTATTTTTGCCCGTCGTTCTGCACCTGATAATTTGCAAACGAGCATTTGCTGTGCAGAGGCTGGATGCCCGAACGATTCAGGATTTTTTCCACCCGCAACTGGCGATTCTGGCGGTTAATCTCCTCGCTGCGTTTTCGTCCTTCAGCAAGTTGCCATTCCCGCCACTCCTCCACCGTCCGGTACGGTGGAACCGACCCCTGTGGTGCAAGTCTGCGAATACGTTCAAGAACCCCAACTGCCGCAATGTTTTTCATGACACGTCACCCCCTGAATCCCGGCGGTATTTCAGTGTCCGGTTCAGAAATGTGATTCACGCAACGCTGCGCAGGCGAACGCCCCAGGCGGATAACCAGTTCATCCCATTTTTCCCGGAGTTTTGCCGGACTCATGATGTTTTTTACCCAGAACGAATCCCGCTGGAGACGCCCAAACATTTCACAAATTTGTCTGTGAGTTCTGCCATCCAGCATCCGCATTGTGCGAACGTCATTGGCCCATGCTGTCCAGTTGGGTTCTTTCGGTCTAGTGATCTCGCCATCATAGCTGGCCGCCTGCTCGTAAAGACTCACGATTCGTCCCCAGATCCACTGTGCGCACACCAAATCTTCCTGACTTCCCCACTGGCGTTTTTTCGCACTGAACACAACCGCGTCAGGGTGTCGGGTTAAAAAATCCTGTTCAGCCGTCTGCGGGTCCGGTTGCGAAGCGTCCGGACAAGAAGATCTTTTATCTGACGGATCAGGTTTTAATACTGACGGATCGGGGTCAATCATCGCCCCCCTAATCGGCAGTTTTTTATCAACAGTTGATCCATCAAAATTTGACGGGTCAACCGTTGAGGGGTCAATATTTGACGGGTCAACTGTTAACGGGTCATTTTTTGCCGGGCTAATTTTTCTTTTCGGTTTATATGACTCACGCGCCGCCGCCGCAGCTGCTTCGAGTTTTTCCACATTAAGCCGATAGATATTGCTTACATTACGCCCACCGACCTTACGCTCTTCCTTCGTCAGCCAGCCCTCTTTCGCCAGTTCTGCAATAGCCGATTTCACTGTGGATTCACTTCTTGCACCGATCTGACGCCGGATAGTTTCAATGGCAGGCCATGACACGCCCTCGTCATTGCTGTAGTCTGCAAGACGGGCCATAACCGCCACCCTGGATAAGATCATGCCGGTGAAGGCGCACCCTTCCCAGACAAGACCATGAAGCTTGCTGCTCATAAAACCCCCGAACACCGTGCTTTTAGTGCATCACCACAGCATTCCCTGCCGGGCCGCCGCGATTCATCTGGTCATACAAAACAACCGCTGACGCAACAAAATCATCGACATCCTTCCCCAGCCGATCCCTCCGTTCGACGATCTCACGGTAATATTCAGAACTGTGGCTGCGCATACGGGCCACCAGCAAAGGCGGCATCGCCTTTTCGATCGCCGGTAACAGAGCCTGCATTTTTTCAACAGCATCAGGGGTGTCTTTCTCTACCCAGCGGAAAATTTTCTGGGTATTGCGAGCCAGGGCTTCCGGATGGCTGTCGTCATACAGTTCTGGGAACGTCATACCCAACTCAAAATAAGCCTGGGTTATTCCAGCTGCTGGAACTTTTTCGCCATCAGGACGCGCCCAGGCATTCATCGCCATGCGGATGTGTTCATGCTTGATTTTCATGAATCAAGCTCCTAGAAAGTGGTTGTGTTAACGTTTTGGTATCTTCCAGCTCGGGCCAAATATTCATCCAATCAAAAGGCCTTAGTTGCTGACGTGTAACTTCACCATTACTGGCTCGCTCAATAAGGACACATAACGATGCCCCTAACACTTGACCTTTACTCAATGCCTTTCTTAGATAACCGATGCTGGTACCACACTCGCATGCAAACATACGCTGTTCATCTGACGAAAGAGAATTGAGAAATATTCTTAATTCTTCCATAGCTACTCCTTAGTAAACACAGCAAAGAATACCCACAGGTAAACAAAAGTCAATACCCACAGGTTGTTTACCTTGCGGTAATCGCATCTATTATTTACCTATGGACAAATATGAATTTAGACGACAGCAACTCATCAAAATTCGTGATGAGAAATGCGATGGTAAAGCGGTTAACGTGGCCAGAAAGATCGGGCGCGAGCCTTCTTATGTATCAAGAATGTTGTACCCAGAGGGGAAAAAGGGAAAAAAACGGATCGCTGATGATATGGTGGAGATTATCGAAGAGTCCTTTGGGTTACCCCGGGGATGGATGGATGGTATCGTTTCATCATCAACGAACACAGCCTCCAGTTATGAAACAAGGGTTCTAACGCCACGACAACGTATTTTTTTAGATCTCTTAGACGAACTGCCAGAAAGTGAAGCGGATAAATTATTAAAAACTCTTGAAGAGAAAAAACAGTATTACAATATGATCTACGAAGAAATCCGTAAAAAGAAAGCACAAAACGCATCATAGCTCACCAAACAACTAGTCACCAGTTAAGACACCGCAAAAATTTACCCATGGGTATTTACTTTTTAAATACCTATGGGTATCCTTCTTTTCATACCAACCCACCCCGCCCCACAGAATGCAGGGCAATACTTCGAGTTACCAGGCAGTGGTCAGGGGTTAAGTAGCCAGCCCGAGGCGTAAGAACATGACGGCAGGGTTCAACTTTAATAACTATGCAGCAGGTTTTTGTTCCGCTACCCCGGCGTTAAGGGGAAATGAGGTCAGCATGGATACTATCGATCTTGGCAACAGCGAATCTCTGGTATGTGGCGTGTTCCCCAACCAGGACGGTACGTTCACCGCGATGACGTATACCAGAAGCAAAACGTTTAAAACTGAAGCTGGCGCGCGTCGCTGGTTAACCAGAAACACTGACTGATGAGGTTGACGATGGAATTTAAAGATTTACCAGTACCATTCCAGGAAATGGCATCGAATGTGGTTCGCTCTCAACTGGCGACTCTTGACCTGAGTACCGTAGAAAAGGAAACCATCGATACTATATCCGGTAACGTGCGTCGTGCCTTTATAGGTCTGTATGAAGAGAAGCGCCTATTCGGCGGACAGAATTCGCCTGAAAACAAGAATCAAGCAAATGATGAGAAGCTGAAACACATTATCGCCTTACTTTTGGAAGACGCAAAACGTCTACAGCAACTGGAACCAAATGCAGGCACAGAGGCCCGCATTTGGATTGCCATGAAATCACTCAAATGTGAAAGCAGTGATTATTTCAAAACAACAATTAAAACTACTCAACTTTCGGGAGAGCTACTGAAGAAATTGCCATAAGAGCATAGTCTTTCTCTTGTTCTGCAAGATGAGCATTAATACCTGGTATGGTTTTTTCAAATTTATCTATCTGTTGAATAACAACTTCGCGGTATACGTTTGTTTTTGTACCACCAAGCGCAGCCGTTAATGCAGAAAGCATATTTAGTATCATATCAGTGCGATATGAAAGAATCCTGATAGCTTCATCTTGTTCTTCAATAATAGATTGCAGGGCCTCAATTTGCTTTTTATCCATTTCACCCTCCTGAGGGTTGGTAATTAAGGAGTTCTCCACGGGTCAGGTGGAGTGCGTGCGCCGGACACGGGTGAGCATCCGGCACTGACAGCTTACTGAAAGGATATGTCCCTGAAAAGTCAGGGCATAACGCGAAAGCGCACGGCGAAATTGGTCTCTCTGTACGGTGTCGTTAAATTTAGTTCGACCGTGCGCTTCCGGTTGTGGCACTCCGCGAAATGGCGCGGCGGTAAGTATGGCTGGGGTTTCCTCCATTGCTCCAGAAAATGCACCGGGTTGTCAGGTTGACCATACGCTTAAGTGACAACCCCGCTACAACGCCCTCTGTTATCAATTTTCTGGTGACATTTGGCGGTATCAGTTTTACTCCGTGACTGCTCTGCCGCCCTTTTTAAAGTGAATTTTGTGATGCGGTGAATGCGGCTATGCGCACGCGGAACAGTTAAAGCAGTAAGGCGGTATTTTACGGGCGTAACGAGCATCAACTAACCCGGCGTTAATTGTTAACTGGTTAACGTCACCTGGAGGCACCAGGCACTGCATCACAAAATTCATTGTTGAGGACGCGATAATGGAAACGTTATTACCAAACGTTAATACGTCTGAAGGTTGTTTTGATATTGGTGTTCTGCTCAGTAACCGGGAGTTTACTGAAGATGCCATTAATATGAGGAAATATGAGCCTTATCTGCTCAATGATAATTCCATACTTTCCCGAATTGCTCTTCTTGAACTTGGTATTTTCGGAGAACGTCAATGACTTCAGCATTTGCACTGATGATGACGGTTTTTCTTATAACGGGTGAATCACAGAATGTGATTACCGGAATTTATGCAAGTAAAGAATCCTGCCTCCAGGCAAGAGACGAGCAAAAAATTTCTGGTGAATGCCTCCCGCTAAAAAAAGTATCGCTGTACCTGAATAACGAAACACCGGCTGGATAACCCTCCAGCCATATTAACACCATACCAACGGATTAAAAATGCCAGCAATGGCAGGGATTCGTTCACCCTGAAATCTGTAATGAGGTTAAAACAAAATGAGTAAGGTCTTTATTTGCGCTGCTATTCCTGATGAACAGGCCATAAAAGAAGATAGCGCTGTTGCGGTGGCCACTGCCATTGAAGCTGGTGATGAGCGTCGCGCACGCGCAAAATTTCATTGGCAATTTCTGGAGCAATTCCCTGCAGCTCAGGACTGCGCTTATAAATTTATTGTCTGTGAGGATAAACCCGGCATACCCCGCCCTGCCCTCGATTCCTGGGATGCTGAATATATGCAGGAAAACCGCTGGGATGAGGAGTCTGCTTCCTTTGTCCCGGTTGAGACTGAATCAGATCCGATGAACGTCACTTTTGACAAGCTGGCCCCTGAAGTACAGAACGCTGTCATGGTTAAGTTCGACACATGTGAAAACATCACCGTTGATATGGTTATTAGCGCACAGGAATTGTTGCAGGAAGACATGGCAACATTCGACGGACATATCGTTGAAGCGTTGATGAAAATGCCAGAAGTTAACGCCATGTATCCGGAGCTTAAGCTGCATGCCATCGGGTGGGTTAAGCATAAATGTAAGCCTGGTGCCAAATGGCCCGAAATTCAGGCAGAGATGCGCATCTGGAAAAAACGTCGCGAAGGTGAACGCAAGGAAACCGGAAAATACACGTCTGTTATTGATCTCGCCCGCGCCAGAACCAATCAACAGCACAGTGAAAATTCAACAGGAAAAATCAGCCCGGTCATTGCTGCCATTCATCGCGAATACAAGCAGACATGGAAAACACTGGATGACGAACTGGCCTACGCTCTCTGGCCTGGTGATGTGGATGCCGGAAACATTGACGGCAGCATCCATCGCTGGGCAAAAAATGAAGTTATCGACAACGACCGCGAAGACTGGAAGCGTATCTCGGCATCAATGCGCAAACAGCCTGATGCCCTTCGCTACGACCGCCAAACTATTTTTGGCCTTGTCCGTGAGCGTCCGATCGACATTCACAAAGATCCCATAGCACTGAACAAATATATCTGCGAATACCTGACGACAAAGGGCGTGTTTGAGAATGAAGAAACAGACCTGGGCACTGTTGATGTTCTCCAGTCATCAGAAACACAAACTGATGCAGTGGAAACTGAGGTATCTGATATCCCAAAAAATGAAACCGCGCCGGAAGCTGAACCATCTGTAGAGCGTGAGGGGCCGTTCTATTTCCTCTTCGCAGATAAGGACGGAGAAAAATGCGGTCGCGCAAACAAACTTTCTGGTCTGGATAAGGCACTGGCTGCTGGCGCCACTGAAATCACAAAAGAAGAATATTTTGCCCGAAAAAATGGCACATACACGGGCTTACCGCAAAATGTAGATACCGCTGAAGATTCAGAACAACCAGAGCCGATAAAAGTTACCGCTGACGAAGTAAACAAAATTATGCAGGCAGCCAATATCAGCCAGCCTGACGCCGATAAGTTGCTTGCTGCATCACGTGGTGAATTTGTTGAAGGGATTAGTGACCCGAATGATCCGAAATGGGTTAAGGGGCTCCAGACCCGCGATTCTGTGAACCAGAACCAGCATGAATCGGAACGGAACTACCAAAAAGCGGAACAAAACAGCCCAAATGCGTTACAAAACGAGCCAGAAACGAAACAGCCTGAACCAGTGGCGCACCAGGAAGTGGAAAAAGTCTGCACCGCCTGCGGTCAGACCGGCGGCGGCAACTGCCCTGATTGTGGCGCGGTGATGGGCGACGCAACATACCAGGAAACATTCGATGAAGAGTATCAGGTTGAAGTTCAGGAAGATGATCCGGAGGAAATGGAAGGCGCTGAACATCCACACAAGGAGAACACTGGCGGCAATCAGCATCACGATAGCGATAATGAAACTGGCGAGACGGCAGATCGCTCAATTAAGGTGAACGGTCATCACGAAATCACATCCACCAGCAGGACGTGTGACCATCTAATGATCGACCTTGAAACCATGGGAAAAAATCCTGATGCCCCGATCATCTCAATAGGTGCAATATTTTTCGATCCGCAAACCGGAGATATGGGACCGGAATTTAGTAAGACTATCGATCTGGAAACTGCTGGCGGAGTCATTGATCGGGACACCATTAAATGGTGGCTTAAGCAATCACGCGAAGCGCAATCTGCCATTATGACCGATGAAATCCCGTTAGATGATGCACTGTTACAATTGCGGGAATTTATCGACGAAAACTCCGGTGAATTTTTTGTTCAGGTTTGGGGAAATGGAGCCAACTTCGACAACACGATTTTGCGCCGTTCATACGAACGGCAGGGGATCCCCTGCCCGTGGCGTTACTACAACGATCGCGATGTACGCACAATCGTTGAGCTGGGGAAAGCCATAGACTTCGATGCCAGAACGGCTATTCCATTCGAAGGTGAGCGCCATAATGCACTTGATGACGCCCGTTACCAGGCAAAATACGTTTCAGTTATCTGGCAAAAACTGATCCCGAGTCAGGCTGATTTTTAATGTTCAACCCCGGTCGTTGCCCACCAGCTATAGTGGCGGCGACCATGATTAGCGAACGACGCCCATGGCAAGACTTATTCTGCTCACTGAGTGGGCAAAAGAGGAATTCAGTGAACCGGTCCCTACTCCGAGTACGTTAAGTAAATACGCTAAAGCCGGAATGATATTTCCTCTCCCCAAAAAAGTTGGAAGACGCTGGCGAGTGGATCCGCAAGCTCGCTTTGTCGGAATGGTAAACAAGCCGGAGGTGATCGCCACAGATCACCCTGCTTTGAAGAGGATACTGGAAGATGGCGCGCCCGCGAAAATATAAAACCGATGTTCCGGGATTATCTCCGTATTTTGACAAAAGAAATAACAAAGTTTACTGGCGTTACAGGCATCCCATAACAGGCAAAAATCACGGTCTCGGCAGTATTGACCAGAAACTGGCAGAAACTATTGCAGCAGAAGCGAACAGCCGTCTTGCCCGGCAGCAAATGGAACAAATGCTCAGTCTGCAGGAGAAAATTATTAGTGATACCGGCGGTTCATCAACCGTTACCATTTTTCTGAATAATTACAGAAAAATTCAACAGGAAAGATATGAAAACGGCGAGATCAAACTCAACACGCTGAAACAGAAAGCAGCTCCTCTCAGGGTATTTGATGAACGTTTTGGCACCAGACCGTTAGATGCCATAACCGTAAAAGATGTGGTATCAGTACTGGAAGAGTACAAGGCCAGAGGACATAACAGAATGGGACAAATTTTCAGGAAAGTACTGATCGATGTTTTCCGGGAAGCTCAGCAAACGGGCGATGTCCCGCCAGGCTTTAACCCTGCAGAATCGGCAAAAAAACCGCAGGTGCGGATATCAAGACAGCGACTGACTTTTGATGAGTGGATGATGATTTATAACGCAGCGGAAAAGGATGGTTACTTTTTACAGCGCGGTATGCTGCTGGCACTGATGACAGGCCAGCGCCTTTCAGATATTTGCAAAATGCAATTTTCGGATATCCGGGATGGTTATCTTCATGTCGAACAGCAAAAAACAGGAACCCGGATTGCCATCCCTCTGGCTCTGCGTTGCGATAAATTAAATCTCACCCTGGATGATGTGGTGTCATCCTGCCGCGATTGCGTTCTTAGTCCGTGGCTATTGCACCACCATCACGCGAAAGGGACAGCTAAGCGCGGCGGGATGGTTAAGCCAGCAACATTAACCGTTGCATTTAAAAAAGCCCGGGATTCTGTGGATTACAACTGGCGTGCTAATGGCACCCCTCCCTCTTTCCATGAGCAGAGATCTTTATCAGAGCGATTGTTCAGAGAGCAGGGGGTTGATACCAAAATTTTGCTAGGCCATTCGAATCAAAAAATGACCGATATTTACAACGACGCACGCGGTAAGGAATGGAAAAAACTGGTCATTTGA